TTGTAACCTGCAGCTTTCTTTGCAGAAAGTGCAATTGCCATTGCTTGTTTAGGGCTCTTTACAACAGGCCCTTTTTTAGAACCTGAATGAAGGTTGCCTGCTTTAAATTCGGTCATGACTTTAGCAACTTTAGCTTGTCCTTTAGTTGCGCCACCTTTAGCATAGCCTTTAGATGTTGGGCGAGCAAGGGCTTTGCTAAACTTAAATTCACCGTAGTGTAGTTTTGACATGTCAATACCCTTTATAAGTTACCATTTCACTTTATCTGCCCAATATGCTGCAGACATTTTGCCTTTGTCAATGTTTGCAGAATGGCGTGCTTTAAAAGATTTACGTCTTGCTTTATCTGCAGCAGACTCACCTTCTTTAGCGGGAGAACCTGAAACACCTTGCTGCCCAAATCTAATTAGTTTTTCTTGACTACCAGATTTAGCCAATACAGCATGGCTTTTTGTTGGGTGTTTAGGCGTCTTTTTAGGCTTATTATAGCCTGAAAAAGTTTCGGATCCTTTTTTTATCATTTCTTTCTCGCTACACGCATATTATGTCCAATCACCAATTTGTGTATTAGCGCCCACAGCGCCAACAGGCCACAACGATACGTTGGAACCCCTCAAGATGGTTACAGCCGTTCCTACAGCAGTCAGACCAAAACTAAAATCAACTGTACCAGCAGCACTAACGTCAAACGAGCCGCGAATACGCACAGTGAAGGAAGCCGCAGCAGCACCAGAGGCTGGCGTCACCGTCACCAATGTATTGAAGCCAGAGGTGATGATGTTCTGCATCATGTTTGCAGCCGTGACCGTTATAGGCGTAGCTGCTTGAAACGAAATGGCCTCGTAATCATGCATCGTCAGGGTCGCAGTGCCGCCCAAAGCGTATTGCAATGATTTTGCGGTAGCGGCAGTGTTCTGAACCGTGGCATTCAACTCGTACTGATACCTTGTACCTGCTTGAACGGCAACAGCCTTACCAAAAAAAGTTTGAATAGTGGTGATGGCACCGTTACCAGTCAAATCTGCATTCAACTGGAAAGCCTGCATCGATTGCACAACGGATCGTTGAGTTCCGTTCGGCGTAAAGTACAAAGAACGACCCTCGTACTCAAGTGCGCCTTGGAACGGCGTGGTCAGCAATACGCCGGGGTCAAGATCCATCAGCGCAACTGTCGTTGTGCCAGCACCAGCGTGAATCCACGCATCAGAAGTAGGAATCGTTCCAGCGCCGAATGCTTGAGGCGTATATATCACGTTACCTATGCGCAGCTTTTCTGTAGCCGCAGCACCGGCAGTCATGGTCTTAACGCTAAGATCAAAATCTTCAGCGGTAGCGGTGACAGTATTTACAACGGCATCAATGACAGCGCCAACCTCGTTGTTTCCGGGAGTTGTCTCTGCCTCAAACTCAATGCCAGTACCAAACCCAATGGCTGGCGTATTTGACGTAGTGTGCGTCAGCCGCAATACGGGCGTAGATGTATTTGTTGCAGCGTCGTCTCTTACACCGTGAATAGTGGTTGTCGGCGCAATCGTGTTGACACCAAGAAACTTGTCATGCGTGATTCGCATCGCCTCTTGATTTGCAATACCACCAATCATGACAGCAAATGCCATGTCAAAATCTTCTAGCGTTGACGCAACACTGGTTGCAACCGTATATACAGTTCCGCCAATCTCGTAATTGTTTGACGATGTTTCAGTAACAAGTTCTATTCCGGTGCCAATGCCAATCGCAGGCGCACCACTTGTTGCATGAGTAAACCTTGAAACAGAAACAGGGTTTGCGTTATTTGCGTCCGACAGGAATACCTCAAGCCGAGAATTTGGCATTGTGGTTCCGATGCCAACGCTCCCCGTGTTCTTCATCCTCATAACTTCTGACATGGGAGCGCCAGAGTTCATCAGATTAAAGACAAGGTCAAAATCCTCTGAGCCAGACGTAACGTCAGTAGCCACCGCATCCATCGATGCGCCAACCTTTGTCACGCCAGCATCGTTCTCAACACCAAACTCAATCGCAGAGCCAATACCATTGCCAGCAACCCCGGACAACGTCGTATGATCAGCCCGGAATACCGATGTCACGCCATTGATATTGAGATCCTGCGATACCCCATGCACTGTGGCAGTAGGGTTTGCAATCCCAACACCAAGCTCAAATGCGCTAGTAAAACGAGCCACTTCAGTTAGCGAGCCGCCGACAATCGAACGAATTGCAAAATCAAAAAACTCAAGGCCGCCCGTAGGATCAGTCTCTATTGACTGCAACACGGTTCCAGATACCAAAGTGCCAGCATCGTTTTCCGACTGAAAGGCCAAACCAGTTCCAAAACCAGAGGCGGCGGTGCCGCTTGTGGTGTGCGCTAAGGTTGCAGCATTTGATACGGTATTGGTAGCAGAATCAGAGACTGTCAGCGTGGGGTTCGTGGACGTAAACGACTTGATTTGGTTGGCAGTGAGCTTAACCGAGGCCGATGATTGAACCGACTCGAAAACCTCCAATCCGGTTAGAGTCGCGCCTGCCGGTAACGCTGGTATGGTTATGTATGCCATGATTAGCCGTAAGTCTTAATGACTTCCATAACTATCGAATAGGTGTCGCCAGCGCTTACATCCCTTGTTGTAAACGTAATGTCGCCAGTTTTGCCTGCTCCAGAGTTGTTTGGGATACCGCCAAACATACTGTAATCCATAAAATAATTATTGTTCTGCGGTATGTTAATAATCATTAGCGGCGTTGCTGCCGCCCACTGTAACTCTACAGAACACCCATGTGTTTGAGACCAAACCCTATTGAGCTTGCAGCCTGTACAGGGCAATGCACCTTGAGGGTTTAAAGTAGATACATCGACTTTAACGACATTTGTTTCTGCGGTATCAACCAGACCAGTAACTTTAATAATCGCCAAACGCTCACCGTCAAGAATGGTTTGGCTTGTAAGTACGTTTGCCATGAATAGCTCCTAAAAAGAAAGGGACCGAAGTCCCTCTCCGTTACTTCATTGCATACACTACAGTGACTTGCCATACACCTTGTGTAGTTGAGATTGTTCCGTTCGGATCAACCGTTGCAAATACAGAAGTGTTGTTACCGACATTTGACATTGCAGTAAGTTGTGCTGCAGTGAATGTGAGTGCTGCACGACCGGCAGCAAAACAATCAGTTGCAGACAAGTATTGTGTACCTGCAGCTGCTGTACCAATAGTAATTGGTGCAGTAGTTGCTGTACCACCTCCGGCAACAGGCGCAGTCAATGTATCAACTTGAAAGTTGATAATTTGTGCACCTGCAGGAATCAAAATAGAACCGCTAACAGGGAGACCATTAGAAGTACTTGTCAAACTAATAGTTTGAGAAAGTACTGCATAGCCACCATCATAGCCTTCGGTTGTATACGATCCTGCAGTCAGCGTTGAATCAAAATAAGTGTGATTTAGACTTGGCGTAGACATTACATTCTCCTTGAAAGAAGCCAGGGGCCGAAGCCCCTAGCACATGTTAGACGCCTGGCGTTCCGTACAGGCAACGAGGATCAGTCCAACCTGGAATGTAACGCTCGGTAGCTTTGTAGCGCATGGAATCGGTTTCGAAATCACCTTCCATGGACTTCTCAAGCTTACGACGCATCATCAACTGCAAGCCTACTTTCACGTCTGTCGACACCCACCATGCAGTGGTCGAAGTCAAACGAGAGAGGTTAGCTTGACCACCACCGAGCATGCCCATCGACTTGATTGGGTTGATGTCGTTGTTGGCGTTACCAGTACGCAGAACCGACTTCAGCAGAACTTCTGCTTGGAAGACGTTCGACGGGCTGACAACCAGCTTCTCAGGAGTCAGACGAATACGCTTGCCATTGTTGTCCACCGCATTACGAATCTGAATCAGCATCTGTTCCAGAGAGGTTTGCGATAGAGCAGCAGCGGTCGTCAGTTGGTTAGAGAATGTGCCATTAGCAATTGGGTGTGCTGTGTTAATCAGCGACACGCCATCACCACCAGCATATGCACCACCTGTGAACGAACGGTTCAGGATGTTAGCGCACAGAGTCTCTTTGGTTTCAATCAGCGATTGAGCCAAGTGCTTAGCATAAGTCTGGCCGATCGCAATGTGATCGCCGTCTTCTACCAGCACTTTGGTCAGTGCAAATGCCAGACCATAGACTTTTTACACATAGCGTGCATTGAACAGTACGCCACCGGATTGGTAGGTAACCGGCTGGCCATC